ATGTCGACCATGTCATCGTGCACACCGGCGGGAAACGCCGTGAACTGATCTACGAAATCCGCCGTCCACGCCTCACCTTCAGGCAGGTACACATGGCCGGACTCAATAGCAGGCGAGATGGCGTTTACGCGCGCCTCTTTTCCGCCCTTCGGATTAACCGGGATGCAGAACATCTCACGGCTCAGCACGTCGATAATGGCCGAACCGTTCGCTTTGTCTTCGATAAGCACCCTCTGCGCCAACGGGTACAGCTGTCGCGTGGTCCGCAGCGCCTGAAGTGTCTCAGTAAAGGTTAACTGCCGATTCAAACAGTATTGCAGGTAATAGTCGTTCCCGGACTTCCCCCAAACCGTAATTGCCACGAAGTCCGAGGTATCGGTCCCCTTGAATGCTGCGTCGACACTGATGAGTTGCGTACCGAACGCGGGGGCCTCACTACGTCTGTAGTAGCTCCACCACGAACGCTGAACGAGGTTTCCCCCCTCCACACGCGGGTTGCATTGGTACAGGGCCGACCACGCGCGGGCTCCGCCCAAGGGATCGGAGATATACGCGGGTTTGAAATCAGCCAGCCACTTGTCATCTTTCCCCAGCTCCGGCGCCAGCGCCGCACCAGGACGCCGCCCCAGCGGATCGCCCTCCTCGGCCTCAACGGGAAGCCGCAGGAGCCGGGCGTTATGCTCGCCGTTCAGCACGCGCGCGGCCAAGTCGTCCTCGTGCCACGGCGTCATGATGATGATGACCTTCGCCCCGGCGCTGAGACGGGACTTAATGGAGTTCTGCCACTCCTCCCAGACCTTCGAACGATAGGTGTCGGAGTCGGCTTCCTCTCGGTTCTTTATCGGGTCGTCAATGATGATGAGGTTCGCCGGGTTGCCCGTGATGCCGGACCGTATACCGCGGCTGATAAGCCGCCCCGTGTGATTCGTAAGCTCCAGCTCCTCGGCGCGCTCCAGGGCCAACTGGACGCCGAACAGCTGTTGACCATACTCCTTAATCTTCTGCTTATTCTTCCGACAAAACCGTTCTGCGAAGTCGTCGTTGTACCCGGCAATAATGACTCGGTTCTGCGAATATCTGCCCATATACCAGCTCGGCAGGGACTCCGTAACCGTCATGGATTTACCGTGCTGCGGAGGCGTCTCAATGACCAATATGTCGTAGGCGTGACCCGTGTCCTCCTCGAGGAAGGACTGTACCTGGTCGGCCAAGAACTCGCTCATTCGGGTATGAACCCACGACTTACCATGCACATACGGCAAATAAAGAGAGTAGCGACGACGCGCCAGTTCGCGCTCCGCCAGTTCGGCGCGTAGATTCGCGATTTCCTGCTCGGCGCCCAATCAATCAACCTCCTCGCCGCGCTCCTGCACCAGACGAAGCAGCTCGTCGTCGGACATCGCGCGTACACTATCCGGGGTCAGCGGGCCGTCCCCAGCGGAAACGTTGAGATTCAGCTCCGGCTTCTCCCCCGCCGTGTCGCGGATAAACCGCGCCGCATCTGTGTCACCCTTGTCAATCGCTTTTCGGGTCTGAGCCAGGAGCAGCAAATCGGCGCCGACCGGGTGCTCTACACCCATCGCCTGCAAAAGCGCAAACGCCTCAGAGTCTTCCGGTACATCGGCCGCGAGAATCGCCTGGGCAGCTTCCCGCATCGTGCGCTTCTTGCGTTTCGCCACGCCGCTTGCATACCCGCCCTTGGCCGCGCACTCTTTCGCCGCCTCGGGGTCTCGCGCAAAACGAGCCGGGCGCAAATTTTCTTCGTTGTACGCCATGTTCTCGCCACCTAAAAATCGAAAAATCTGTATAAAAATTCTGACCTCAAGAGAACGGGTCCTCCAGCGGCCAGAAAAGGGACATACCCCACCCCGGGGGTATGGTAATAAATGGTTAATCGGGGACAAGGCGCAGAGGCGAGTCGGTTTTCCCGATAGCCCTAAAGCCCCTAATGCTGAGCGGGTCCTCCGCCTGGCTCTGCGGGTCTCACCCCCCTCCGGGGGGTGGGGGTGGGGAGCCCCTCGGCCGCACGCGACGCGCACGCACGACACGCACGCCCGCGCCCCCTCCGTAGTAGGCCCCCACTGCCATTGACAGTGTAGCATTAGCTCTGCGAGCTAAGCACCCAGCGAAGCTGGAACCCTTGCGCTGCCTGCATCTCGCAGGTCCGCGGCGAGGCTGGTGCAACATGCGATGCAACGTGAGCCCGATCGGACGCCCGCAAACGGGGCCGCGCTGGGGCACGCTGGGGCGCCTAAGCGCGTAGTCGCGCGGGGCCGCTTGGACGCGTATGGACGCGTATGGACGCGTATGGACGCGTTTGAGCGAGCTCGAGGCGGATCGGCCGTCCTCGTTTGGCTTCTCTATGGTACATAGTACCATACTCCGATACTGACATTCACTGCCCAATTTCACTTTTTTGGCCCCAAAATGCGAATTGCTATCACGCGCAGTGTACGCCGGAGCCTTAAGGGCTCCGGCGATACACGGTGAGGCGCGCAATGCTGCCCGGGAAAAAAGTCAAGAGCGACGTAGGAGCTCTTGACTTTTTCGCGCGTGGCAACGTGCCAATGAAGGGTGTCGCCGCCACCCACCGCCGCCACGGCGAAACAAACGAACCGGCGGCTGAACCTTGACAACTGACAAAACGAACGAAAAGGAGATAACGCCATGATTAATTCCTATAGCTACAAGCCCTCCCCCGTATTCGGGACGAGGGGACACCAGGACCTGTCCCGCAATCTCACTTTCGGCGTGGAACTGGAATGCGATTCCGTCTCCGACGTCCCCTTGCGTGTCAGCGCCGGGCGCTGCTCCGACATGGTGGACGACGCCACCGACCGCGTGTACTGCAAGCACGACGGCTCCCTCAGCCGCGGCTTCGAAATCGTCTCCCACCCCGGCACGCTTGAGCACCACACGTATGAGCTCCGCTGGAAACAAATTTGCCGCATCCTCCAGAAATCCGGCTTCCGCTCCCACGACACGAGCACAGCGGGCCTGCACATCCACGTCGGCCGCAAGCAACTGGGCGGAACCTACGACGAGAGCTGCGAGACCGTCCGCAAACTGACCATCCTGGTCTACCGCTTTTGGCCGGAACTGGTGAACTTCTCGCGCCGTCGGGAAAGCGCGCTGGAGCAATGGGCGCCCCGCCCGCATCTCGCCTACTGGTACAACCCCGCGCTGACGGGCAACGAAGTCCGCGACTGGGCACGGCGGGAAATCCCCGTTTATGACGACTACCACGACCACCGCTACACCGCGCTCAACGTCACCAACAACGACACGGTTGAATTCCGCATCTTCCGTGGCACGCTCCAGCGCGACACGCTGATAGCCGCGCTCCAGCTTGTCAGCAACCTGTGCCGCTGGGCGATGACACACGACTGGGACGAAGTACAATCCGCCCGCTTCATCGACGTGGCCGCCTGCACCGCCTACCCCGAGCTCAACGCCTACCTGATCGTACGTAACCTCGCCGCGCCGGACGCAATCCCCGCGCCCACCATCGCTACACGGCACATCCCCGCGTTTGCGGGCATCGACGGCATCCCCGCCGCCACAGCCGTGGCATAACCCACCCGACGAGAGCCGGACGACAACCGGCCGAAACGCCCGCACAGCGGGCGTCGTGGGAAGTCATGAGCCCACCTGTGAATCTTGAAAAATAAACACAAGGAGGAATTGCTTATGTGCATTATCGCGGCAAAACCGGCCGGGGTAAAAATGCCCGACGCCACCACCATCGAAAACATGTGGTATGCCAACAACGACGGCGCGGGCCTCATGTACGCGAAGGACGGCAAGGTCAAAATCGAAAAGGGCTTTATGACCCTGAAAGCTCTCACGGCCGCACTGGAGCGCATTCGCGAGGACACGGACTTGGACGCCACGGGCGTGGTCATGCACTTCCGCATCACGACCCACGGCGGCACCCGCCCGGAAAACACGCACCCATTCCCCGTGACGGACAACGTAAAAATGCTCCAGCGCCTGACCTGCTCCACCAATCTGGGCGTCGCCCACAACGGCATCATCTCCACGGTCACGCCCCGAGAAAAGGACATCAGCGACACCATGGAGTACACCGCCGCCGTGCTAAGCCCACTCAAGCGCATGAACCCCGCGTTCCCATCGGACCCCGCCGCGCTGGACCTCATCCGCAACACCATCTGCGGCTCCCGCATGGCTTTCCTCGACGGCACGGGCGCCATCACCACCGTGGGAACGTGGGAAATCCACGACGGCATCAGCTACTCAAACAGCTCTTACAAGGGGTGGAGCAATTACCGCGGCCTGTACGGTTACACCCGCTGGGACGACTACGGCACGCCGTGGGGCGACGACTGCGCATTCACGAGCTATGTCAAGAAAACCGCG